AGGTATCACCAGTAGTTATCTTCCTGATTGATTTACCGCCAAAGTAGGGCTTTAAATGCAGATGGTAATGTCTTTGATCATTGTCAAAAGACCTTGCCCTGATACCCTTCACAGGCCTGTTAATTGATTTCTTTCTGGCATCCAATGCCTTTTCAGCAATGTCCTCAAAGTATGCATCTTCAACAACCTTGACCTGACTTTTCAGAAATATATCAAGATGATCTCTTTCTTCTTTTAATTTCTTTTTATTTGAATTTGAAATTTTTTTCCAAAGTTTAGGCCATGTCTCTGTATCTTCATCCATAACCTTGTAAGAGAATTGATATGATTTAAACTTCTTGCCTCTTCTAACACCAGAGACAGAATAGATATCTGTGATCCTATATTCAGCCATTACTTCGCCCCCTTTAGTTTAGCTATTTGTTTGTTTGCTAAATCAAGTTTTTCTCCCATTTCTGTAATGGTATCAAAAGCATCTTTTAGTCCATCAGGGCTTTGTTTAGGGTTTTTTAAAACCATAATTACAATTCCTGCTACAGCCTGCCAATTAGGTGTTATGTTGATTGTCTTGCTCATTAGTTTGTCTCCTCTAAAATAGTTGGTCTATTTACGACTGTTTGCTTGATGCCCTTATAGATTTTGTGTTCTTTGATAGTAGCCTTAACCTTGATACTATCACCCTTGTTACCAAGGCATTTGCCCCAGTAAACAAATACGTTGCCCTGACCATCAACAAGACTGTTCAACCAACTTGTTACTGGTCTGCCATTAAAGTAATTTTGAAAATCAAGTTTGAATTTTAAAGTCAAATCAAATACATTTCTGTCACTGACCTCACCTACAAAGTTGGAAGGTGAAAGCCTTCTTTCTCTTAGTCTGGCAATTTTGTATGAATGCCTTTGAACTCTATCCTTTAGACTTCTAATCTTGAATATTTCATCCTTGATTGATTCCCATAATTTCTCAGCCTGTAATTCTTCTGGGGTTCTGAATTTGTATGGATTTTGATATATTGGTTTTTCAGTAAGAAATAATACTTGTGAAACTTTAAGTTCTTTACCAAGTTTTTTGGCTTTAATGTTTGCCTTTTCAAAATCTGTTGAAAGATTTAGTAAATGATGAGTTCTCCATTCATACCTAGCAACTGGGTTATAATTTGCATCTTTACCCCAGACAACCTCTTTCCAATTACAGTAAAGTGAAAACATTTTTGCACCATACTTTTTGCCATTTGGTACATAATCTTTTTTGACATCATCCCATTTGTATCCATCAGTTTCTTCACTTAGTCGAACAAAAAGAGAAGACAATCTTCTCTCCTTGGCGGTTGTTGTAATGTGTTCTATTGCTGATTTTCTACAGTTCATTAGCTTAACTCCTCATACCATTCGTCTGGAATATCAAGACACTCCTCACACTCGGTACAATATTCGTATTCTAATGCTTCTGCTTTTGATGCTTCGTGACCACATTCGTCACATTTTATTGATTTTATTTTTTCCATAAATTGTCTCCTCAATTACAATATATAACTAATTTAAGCATCATATGCCTATAAGTCAAGAATATATGCGAAAAAAAATGGAATAAACCTGACGACTGGTTGGTACGATGGTTGGTACAGCCAAACCCTTATCAGGCTTAAAACGCAAAAAAACCCCAAAAACCGAAGTTCTTGAGGATCGTATAAGTCATTGATTTTATTAAATAAGTTGGTTGCGGGGGTAGGATTTGAACCTACGACCTTCAGGTTATGAGCCTGACTCTTTTCCGCAGAGTTCTGCCATTTGTTAAAGGTGGTTGGTACAGTGGTTGGTACGATTTTTCTAACTTTCTAGTGGTTGGTACAGTGGTTGGTACACTAAGGCTTTTTTAAAGTTTTTGCAACCTTTTCTCCAGACCTCCCAACTACATATCCACCAACACCTACAGTAAGAAGTGTCCACAGTTCATCAGGTAAAGGGATCATCATCTTATTACCACTCACAACCTCTATTAATGGAAAGATTAAATAGTTCACACTTACAATCAGTGTGATATTCATCATTAGGATTGGCCTCCAACTACTGGCAATCCAACTTTCAGACTTAGCCTCGGCAAGAATAATTTGACTTGCAGAAGCCTCTATTTGTTTTGTGTTTTCCAGTAAAGCCAGTCTAACCTTGTTTTCAGCCTCTGCCTTTTTATCAGGATCTGGAATAGCCTCCTTAACAATATCACCAACAATGGGTGCTAGTGCCGATATTAAACCTATCAATTTATTCTCCCTTAGTTTGATAACCTGTAAATCTGCCCTCTTTTATTTTAATACATTTCCAACGAATAGCCTTCCATTTTGGCATATACTCTGGCACCTGTGATCCCATTTCCAAGGCTCTTTCCTTGCATTGTTCATATGTTTCATAAACTACTGGATACTGAAAATTTTCAAGTATCATGCAAACTGTTGCTGAGTTTATCAGGCAAATAGTTACGACAGCCTTAAACATCCTGCCATTGACCAGTACGCATTTGTTCTGATAATTCGTATGCCCTTTGTCCTACCTGAGAAGCCCATTTAGATTCACCGCCATTGGAGCCTGTAATCATTTCCTTGGAGGCACCTTCATAATCACCACTGGCAAGACAACCAATGAATTTCTGAAAAGTGTTCAAACCTGCAAAACCCAGATTAAAACACATATTGTCACACACAGACTTTCTGACTTCATCTAGGCCATTATACCAGTCAGTACCGCCTAATTGCTCTTGTACCTTCTTAACATCATTAACAAGCATAAGTTCAGCCTCTTCTTCAGTAACCCCAACATCATCAAGGTTTCTGCCATATGCAATTGTTAATTTGTTGGCTGTGCAGTGGTATGGGAAAAGTCTTTTACCTTCATGTCGTTTTAATTGTTCAATTAAATTACTCATAATTAACCTTTCAAATACTTAATCCAGTAGTAAATAAATGCAAAACCAATACTGGCAACAACTACTCCGACTGTGCAATTTATAACTAAATCTCGCTGTTTGGCTTGTTCTTCCAAGGCCTTCTTATGTTCTGCTCTGGCTTGTGCAATTGTGGCCTGTAGCCTTTCCCACTGGCCTGCGGAACCATATAAAAGGAACATTGACCGCAACTCATCTTTTAATCTTTTCTGTTCTTCTTCCTTAAAATGTTGATCAATGGCATCATCCATTACACCACCAAACAGTCTTTTCTTTTTTTTTCTCTCTTTACCAAAGCCAAGTTCGGCCTCACCTCTGGCATAATTTTGGATGGCTGTCGTAGCTGAAGACAAATCTTTGCCCATTTCCACACATTTTTTTAGTGTTTTGTGTGCAGATACAATTAATCCGAATGCACTCACAGGATCTATCATTAATATTTCTCTTAATTTATTTGGAAAGAACTTTGTCTAATTTATCTTCAAGTCTGTGTAAGGCATCCATTAGCTTTGTAATGTCATCTCGCACATCATCTTTTCTCGCATAATTATATGCAATCTCTTCTCTTGTTTTTGATAATAATATTTGTTGCCTTTTCACTTCAGAAAACATTTTGCTAAATGCCCAACCAAATGGCATTAGGATCAGTGTTATGACTGCCGACCAAAGGGTTGCTACATCTAACTCCATTAACTAGCCTTTGAGTTTTCCATAGCCTTAGTAGTTTCATCATTACCAAGTGATGTCTTTAATGCTTGTAAATATTGTTGATGTAATATGTTGGCATCTTCAAAAGCATCTTTGAGATCATTCGTTTGCTTCTGAAACTTGGCAACCTTAGTTACTAATCTTATCTGCTCTACAGATAAATCTTCTTGAGCATACGATTTCCCATCAATTTGTATTACGTTTGATTTTTCAGTCATTATGCACTCTCCAATGCTGTTATTCTTGCTTCTAATTCTAATATGGTCTTGGTCAATAAAGGCACTAACTTAGATTGGTCTATGGCTTGTGGATCAATCTTTGATGCTTCTTTTACATCACCAACCTTTTTACCTTCAGGTATCTCATCATCTTCAACATAAAAAACCTCTTTTGTCATGGCATCTTTTTCGCCAATTATAGCTTCAGGTACAATGCTTGATACTTCATGTGCTAAGAAACCATCAACAATCCTATCTGTGCCATCTGCTATAAAGTTAAATCTTGCTGGTTTTAATTGTTTTAATCTAGTGGTTGCATCAAAGTCATACGTTACATTTTCTTTTAATCTGTAATCAGAACTTGTGCTAAAATTAGTTGAGGTAGTGCCATTTTGTTGTATAAACCCACAATTATCTCCATTAGAATTTAAAAAAACCAAAAAGTTAGAGCCAGTATTTGTAGTACGAGTGGTTTTTAACACTATTGCATTAAAATTAGTACCATCAAATACTGAACCAAATGAACAAGCAGTAAAAGCAGAGGTAGTTCCCATTAAAAAACGACCTGTTGTATCTATGGTTATATCAGCAGTATCAGCACCAGTTCCACATCTAATACCTAATGTATTAGTTCCACTCACTTGACCTATTTGAAAATCTGGTCTTGTGCCATTCCCCACTCCAAATCCTAAAAAATGGTCATCACCTAAATGAACACCATTGCCAGTTGCAAAAGTAGGTGCAGAATGACCTATTGCAATATTATCTGAACTTCCTTGAACAAACAACATATTGGCATTGCCATTAGATTCAACACGAAAGTCTAGGTCTGCACTATCTTGATTAAGCACTGTTTCTGTTGCACCTATTTGTAATCTATTATTTGAAGTTCCATTTGTAAAACTTTTAATATTAATTTCACCATCTTCTGTGCCATCACTAACATCAGTTAAATGTACTTTCATTTCAGCAAAAGTTATTTCTTCCCCAGTATCATTATCAGCAACAAATTTAATTTGCCCTGTTACATCTCCATCGGCAGGACTAGAGGAATCTCTTTTTAAATTTAATATTGGTGCTATGTTTGCATCAGCATCAGTAGATGTTAAAGTTAATGTAGCACTATTATCAGTAGTAGTTATTATTGCTTGTCCTGATACATCCAAAGCCACTGTTGGACTTGAATTGTTAACACCAACCCTATTATTAGTCTGATCAACATATAATGGAGTGCCTGATCCAAATGCCTCTTTTTGATGCGACATAATCTCCCTGAGAGCATTGTTAACGTCTGAGGGGTTCATACTGTTTTCAGCTAGATTTACATCTCCCACCACTGTGTTGTTATTGGCAGTGGCATCATATTCGGTTAGTTTGTCTTTTGCCATTTAGATCTCCTGACTTTCCACAAAAGCCTTGTAATTAGCTTTGACTGTATC